GCTGGGAGTTGGTCGTGCCGGGTCTTGGTCAATTTACCGGTGCGTTCCAGATCGCGCAGCTCAGCTATTCAGGCACTCATGATGGCGAGGCGATGTTTGCGGTCGACCTGCAAAGCGCCGGAGAACTTTCTTTCGGAGCCGCCTCGTGAACGGCGCCCGGGGAGAGACCGAGATGCAGTTCGGCGGCAAGCGATACGTGCTGTGCCTGACGCTGGGCGCGCTCGCTGAGATAGAGACATCGCTCGGGTGCCGCTCGATCACTGAGCTGCAGCTAAGAATGAAGGCACTCACAGCTCGGGAGATTGCCGGCGTGCTCGCCGCGCTTCTGCGAGGTGGCGGCCAGTCCGGTGAAGGCCTGGACGCATTGTGTCGGAATGTCCCGGCCGGCGTCGCCGCGAGCGCGGTGGCGGAGGCATTTCATGCTGCCCTGGGCTGAAATGATGCGCGGGGCGGCCATGATCGGTCTTAGCCCCCATACGTTCTGGGCGCTGTCGATCCGCGAATGGCACTGGCTGACCAGCGACCGGCAGATCGGTCTCCCGCGCCCCGACTTTGACAGGCTTCAAAATACCTATCCCGACCGGAAGGAGGGGGATCATGGACGAGTTTGAATCGAATTTGATGCGGGCAGGCGCTGCGCTGTCTGCGCTGTCCGACGGGCCCGGAACCGCAGCTGCGAAGCTTCTGGAAGACGCCTTTGCGGATGCGGGGCGGTCCATCGAGCAGACGTTGGCACGGGCCGCCCGTTCTGGCGAGCTCGACTTTTCCCGCATGGCGCAGTCGGTGCTCGCAGACCTTGCGCGGATTGCGGCTGAGGCCGCCCTGGCGAGGGCGGGTGTGGGACAGGCGACGCAGGCGTCCACCGTCAACATCCACATGCCCCGACATGCTTCATCCAAAGCGGTCGGTTCACATGGCGAACTCAGAAAGGCGCTCGCAAAAGCGGCAGCGTTGGGAGGGCGTTACCTGTGAGCCTTGAGACCTTTCACGAAGTACGCTTCCCGCTCGCACTTGGGCGCGGCGCTTCGGGTGGCCCGGGCTGGTCAACCGAGATTGTCGCCCTGTCGAGTGGCGGCGAAGTGCGCAATGCCCGTTGGCAGGCTGCCCGCCGGCGATGGGATGTGGCAAGCGCTGTCAGTTCGGTGTCGGACCTGTCATTGCTCGCTGACTTTTTCTCTGCGAGGCGCGGCCGGCTGCATGGGTTCCGCTTTCACGACATGCTCGATCACGCATCATCCGGGTATGGGGCAGGGATTGAGCCGACCGATCAGGTCCTCGGCACGGGAGACGGCGAGCAGGTCTCGTTTCAACTCATAAAGTCCTATGGCGCGGTAAGCCGCACCATAACCAAGCCGGTTGAGGGCACTGTTATCGTGGCGCTGGATGGCGTTGCTCAACCGGATGGCTGGAGCGTCGACACCACGACCGGTCTCGTGACTTTCGAGGAACCGCCCGAGCCGGGCGTTGAGGTGACAGCAGGATTTGAATTCGACTGCGCCGTTCGTTTCGACACTGATTTTCTCGACATCACGGTGGAGACCATCGGAGCGGGCCGCGCCGTCAGTGTTCCCTTGGTCGAAATTGTCTGAGGGGCGGCCATGCGACTGATAGACAATACGTTCAGAGAGCGCCTTGCGAGTGGGTCACTGACGACATGCCTGTGCTGGACGCTGATACGTGAGGATGGTTTCACGCTGGGTGTGACCGACCATGACCGCGCCGTCCTGCGTGATGGCATCATTCACCAGCCGGGCGCGGCGCTTGAAGCGGGGCGCTTCGAGACGGCTGGCGGGCTGCGTCCTGGGCGGGCAGCGGCGGCGGGCGCATTGTCGGCGGATGCCATCACTGATGCGGATCTCGCGGCAGGGCTCTGGAATGGTGCCCGCGTGCATGCGTATCGGACAGACTGGGAGGCGCCGCAGCATTACGCCTTGGTCTGGACAGGATATCTCAGCGAGGTGGTACAGACCGAAAGCGGTTTTGAGGCCGAACTCATCTCTCTCAAATCCGATCTTGAGCGACCGGTGGGGCGAACCTATTCGCGGCGGTGTGATGCGAAGCTCGGCGATGCCCGATGCGGGCTGACGGGCGTCGAGGGTGCGACGTGTGACAAGCGGTTTTCGACCTGCTGCGAGACGTTCAATAATGCGGCGAACTTCCAAGGGTTTCCGCGCATGCCGGGTCCGGATTCTGTGCTCGCCGGGCCTGCTGCGACCGGCAATGATGGCGGCAAGCGATGAAGCGAGCCGCAATCGTGAGCGCCGCGCGGGGCTGGCTCGGAACGCCCTACCAGCATCAGGCGAGCCGCAAGGGCGTCGGGACGGACTGCCTCGGCCTGCTGCGCGGTGTGTGGCGGGAGGTATGCGGAGAGGAGCCGGAAGGCATGCCGCCGTATACGCCTGACTGGGCGGAGCTTTCGGGACGGGATGAGCTGCTTGAAGCCGCCCGACGCCACCTGGTCGAGATCGCGCCCGGCAATGCCGCGGCTGGTGACGTGATGCTTTTCCGCATGGGGCTTGGGTGTCCAGCCAAACATTGCGCCATCGTCTCCGGTGAGGCGCGCATCATCCACGCTTACTGGGGCCGCAGCGTCTGTGAGACGCGGCTGGTGCCGTGGTGGACGCGCCGCGTGGTTGCCGCCTTTTCATTTCCGGGACTGGAGGACTGAAGAATGGGGGAAATCATTCTCTCGCAAGTCGGCAGCGCGGCAGGTAGCGCGCTGCTCCCAAACGGCGTCGGTCTGGCCGGTGCACAGCTTTCCGGGGCGCTGATCGGGCGAACGCTCGGCGGTCTGGCTGGTCGTGCCATTGATGCTGCCCTGATGCCCGCCATTGAAGGGCCGCGTGTCAAAGCGCTGCATGTCATGGAAAGCCGGGAAGGGGCGCCAATGCCCTGCGTCTATGGACGCATGCGGGTCGGTGGACAGCTCATCTGGGCGTCCCGTTTCAGGGAAAAGCGCCGCGAGCGGAGCGCTGGAAAAGGCGGACCGAAAGTCGCAGACTATACCTATTCGGTGAGCCTCGCTGTCGCCATTGCAGAAGGGCCGATCACCCGCATTGACCGTGTCTGGGCCAATGGCGAACCGTTGGCGCTCGCGGGCCTCAACTATCGCTTCTACAAGGGTAACGCTGATCAGCTGCCTGATCCGCTGATCGAGGCCATTGAAGGGGCGGGGCAGGTTCCAGCTTTCCGCGGCACGGCCTACATCGTGTTTGAAGACTTGCCGCTCGACGCGTTCGGCAATCGCCTTCCACAGCTCAGCTTCGAAGTCATTCGCGCCGGGACGGCTGCGTCCGGGCTTCGCGCTCAAGTGCGGGGCGTAAATATCATTCCAGCGTCTGGTGAATTCGTCTATGGCACCGGGATCGTCCGTGAGCGCCGCTTTCCCGGCATCGAATCGCCCCTCAACATGAACAATGCGCAGGGCAGTGCCGACTTTGCCCTGTCGCTCGAACAGCTCGGCCACGACCTGCCAGAGGTGGAGCATATCGCGCTGACGGTCGGCTGGTTCGGTGATGATCTGCGGGCAGGCACATGCAAGGTGAGACCCGGTGTGGAAACACGCGGCAGGTCAACCGTGCCGTATGCGTGGGAGGTTGCCGGCGAGACCCGCAGCACCGCCTATCTCGTCAGCCAGAGTGCGGGCAGTGCAAACTATGGCGGCACACCGGCCGACAGGTGTGTTGTCGAGGGCATTGAGGCGCTGAAGTCTGAAGGCCACGCGGTGACGCTGTCGCCCTTTCTGTTCATGGATGTGCCACCCGGCAATGGACTGCCGGACCCTTATGGAGGGGATGAGCAGGGCGCTTTTCCATGGCGAGGGCGCATTACAGTGAGCGCGGACGGAACGAGCGCGGCGCGATCCGAAATTGAAGCCTTTCTCGGCACCGATCATGATTTCGGCTTTCGCCATTTCATCTTGCACCATGCGCGGCTGGCTGCCGAAGCTGGCGGCGTTGATGCAATCCTCATCGGGAGCGAAATGGTCGCCCTGACGCGAGCCAGGGACGAGACGGGCGCGTTTCCATTCGTCGAAGGCCTGATCCAGCTGGCGAGCGATGTAAAAGACATTGTCGGTCCGGATACGGCGGTTTCCTACGCAGCGGACTGGACTGAATATGGCGCATATGTTCCGGATGACGGCTCCGGAGACGTTCTGTTCCCGCTCGACCCCTTATGGGCGTGTCCGGGCATGGATTTCGTCGGTATCGACTGGTATCCGCCGGCCGGAGACTGGCGCGACGGCGAAACCCATCTTGACGCACTGGCCGGATATGCTGGCCCCGATGACACCGACTACCTTCAGAGCCAGATGGCGGGAGGCGAGGCCTATGACTGGTATTATGCGAGTGAGGCCGACCGGGACGCCCAGGTCCGCACACCTATAATCGACGGGGCGCATGGTGAACATTGGGTGTTTCGCCAGAAGGACATCTCGAACTGGTGGAGCGAGGCCCATTATGAGCGCCCGGATGGCGTGCGAAGCGCGACGCCGACCGCGTGGACAGGAGCGCAGAAGCCGGTCCGGCTGATGGAGATCGGCTTTCCGGCGGTCGACAAGGGCGGCAATTCACCGAACCTCTTCTATGATCCGAAAAGCTCGGAAAGCGCGCTGCCGCCATATTCCTCTGGCGCTCGAGACGATGTGTTCCAGCAGCGTGCCCTCGAAGCAGCCCTTGGCTATTGGCAGGATCAATCCTTCGTCGACGCGGCATTTGTCTGGGCCTGGGACGGGCGTCCCTGGCCAGATTTTCCGGCCCGCACAGATGTGTGGTCGGACGGGCCGAACTGGGCTTATGGTCACTGGCTGAATGGCCGTGTGGGTCTGATTTCGCTGGTCGAAACGGTTCAGGATGCCTGTAACCGCGCTGGTGTGATTGCGGATGCATCGGGGCTTTCCGGGGTGCTGAACGGGTACACTCTTGAGGGGTCGATGCCTTTACGCCGAGCGCTCGAACCGCTGCGGTCTGTCTATGGCATTGCCGCTCTCGAGCGGGAAGATGGGCTGGTCTTCAGGGCTGAGGGCGACGCTAGTCCGCTGGGTGTGGACCCCGAACGGCTTGTCGAACCGGGCGTGTCGGTCACACGCAACCTGCTCGACAAGCAACCGGGCCGTTTATCGCTCAGCTTTGTGCGCGCTGACGGCTCGTTCGAGCCCGCGACCGTCGATGCGCGGTCGGACGAGGGCGACGCATCCTATTCGCTCGATGCTGCCGTGCCGCTCCTCCTCTCCGACACCGAGGCCGAGCTGATTGCCGGGCAATTGCTGGATGGTGCGCTGGATGCCGACAGTGCCGCGATAAGCCTGCCGCCAGAATACATCGCGCTGGAGCCCGGTGACCTCGTATCTGGTGGTGGTCTCGACGGGCATTGGCTGGTCAGCGACGTGGTGGAAGACGGGCTGATGCGGCGCCTCAGCCTGTCGCGGCCGGTTGAAATCTTGCCATATCGTCAGCTGTTGGTTCCAGTATCGGGGGAGGCTGCTGCGGTCTTCCCAGCGCCGGAACTGATACTGATTGATGGCCCGGCCCTGCCGGGACTGGAGCCTCGTGGTCCCGTTGTGGCCGCTGCAGCAGATCCCTGGCGTGGACGTGTGCAGGTGATGGCTGGGCTTGGTGGCTCATCCCTTGTCGAGCGGGCAACCCTGTCGTTGCCCGCGCGGATCGGCCGGCTGTTCGGG